GTTCGTCTGTCCCAATCTTCTCTCCGGGAATAACCAACTGCCCTTTGTGCGCGACTGCCTGCCAGCGTTCCGCACACCCTTATTCTACCACAACTGTTGACTTTTTGTGGAAAGAAGTTTATGCTTTTGATTGGTAGAAGGTTTGAGGTTCGTTTTTTTGTACGATCTAGATACCACATGACCCGTTGAGTCCTTCTACCAAGAACCGCTTGACGGGTCTTTTGGTAGAAAGGATGTGCTATGGACGATCTATCCAAAGCAGCGTCTTTAGCGTTTTGGCTTATCACGGAGAAACATAAGCCAAAGAATGTCGCGTGCATTATTGCGATCAATAAGTACAAACTTCCTCCGTTTTCAAGTCGAGAACCACTACGGAAAAAACTCAAAGAACTCATGACGCCGGAGTCGCTCTTTCAAGGAGGTCTATGAAAACGCGCATTGTTCATACGAAGATATGGCACGATGAATGGTTTTGCCGACTTTCGCTTTCAAGTCAACATGTGTTTCTCTATCTTTTAACGTGTCCATATAACAACATCTGTGGAAAATTTGAGTGTTCAGATCGGGTTATGCTTTTTGAAATAGGGTTGACTCAAAAACAGCTCGATCAAGCAAAAACCGATCTCCATGAACGGGTGGTGTTTTACAATGGGTGGATACGCCTCCTTCACACGGAACGGTATAACAACTATGTAACCAATCCAAAGATGGAAATTGCTCTTCAACGAGAGATTTCTTTTATTCCAGAGGAAATAAATAGAGTATTGGATGAGTATGATACTAGTATCCATACTAGTATATATACTCCTAATAATCATAAATCAATAATAATAAAGGATAAGAGTGTGAGAGAAGGGAATGTATCGCCGAAAGAAATGGAACAGATCGCAATCCAATATCGCGTTCCTTTCTCGTTTGTTCAAAGCAAGTACGATGATATGCAAAACTGGCTCAAAGCAAAGGGGAAAACGTATAGAGACTATGCTGCGGCGTTACGGAATTGGGTTAAACGAGATGCGGGAACACATAAAATCGTTTCATCATCTGTTCCCATGCCATCAGCTCATCTTACGAAAGAAGAGCAAGATGCGTTACAACGGAAGGTTGAGGTCTTGCGGGAAAAGATGACCTTGCAGTAAGTCAAGCGGGGTTTTTCGTGGTGTGGTATAGTAGGGCATGGTTTCTTTCCTCGCAGAAGTCAAAAAGGTAGATATGAAGAAATCGCTCTCCCTTGACCGTGTGTTTTCTTTGACGCTTTCGACTGATGATCCCATCCTTTTGACGATTGGGGAGTTTCCTGCGGACACCCTTGTGCGAGTGACGATTGAAAAAGAACATGTATGAAACCAAAAGTATGAATGGGTATACAAGACCATATGACACACGAATTTCATGCACTGTCACCATCAGAAAAGAAAGTTGCTGCAAAAGTCTTGAATCATCAAGGATATTCAACACGTCGCCTTGAATCATTGCTCGGCATTGATGACACGACAGCATGGCGTGCGCTTAAAGAAGCAACGCCAGAAGCATTAAAGCAGTTTGAGGTAGATTTTACCGAAGCGATTGCAGAAATGAAGCGCAAAGGCATTGGACTGGTGCAAAAACGGCTCTTAGAGCTGATTCCAAAGGAACGCCGTATTGACCAAGTGGTGAAAGCGGGAGAGTTCTTTGAAGGGAAAAGTGGAACGGGTGTCGCCGTGCAAGTCAATAACAATTTACGATCTATTGAGTTTGTCATGGATGAGGGGGAAACATCCCATGCCTGATCGTGTAGAATGCCCAGTCTGTTTTCTGTGTGAACAAAGACGGACGTGGAGCGGGAGTATAGAGCACTTTATGTGGGGAGCGGAACCTCGTGGAAAGAGTGGGCGCATGTACCATATATCCTGTTTTGATCGTATGGCAAAAATACTTACAGAAGCGCGGACAAGAAAAATTCGATTTGTGGGAGAAGAGGAAAAAATATAAGGATATGCAGATTAAACTTCATCCAGGACAATACGAGGTCGCTACCGATCTGCATCGCTTTCGTGTGTTATGTGCAGGAAGACGGTGGGGAAAATCGGTATTAAGTCGTATGATTGTATTGAAGTGGGCGCTGGAAAATCCTGGACTGTATTGGATCGTGTCGCCCAATTATAAACAGAGTAAAATGATTCATTGGAGAGATTTACAACGGGAGGTGCCACGTGAACTTATTACAAAGAAAAATGAAGTGGAGCTTAGTTTTACACTTGCTAACGGTTCGATCATTGAGCTTAAAGGCGCTGAAAATCCGGATAACCTACGTGGCGTTAAACTGCGTGGGCTGGTTATTGACGAAATTGCCTCGATTCGTTCTTGGGAGTGGCTTTGGTCAGAAGTTCTGCGTCCTACCCTTACTGACTATATATCACCGGCTGTATTTATTTCTACCCCCAAAGGATATAACCATTTCCATGATCTCTATCAAAAAGGACAATCAGCGGGGGAGTATAAAAGCTGGAGGTTCACGTCCTACGATAATCCCTATATCAAAAAAGAGGAAATAGACCAGGCAAAAAATGATTTATCAGAAGATACGTTTGCGCAAGAATATATGGCTGATTTTAGAAAGTCAGTAGGACTTGCACATAAGAATTGGGATCGAGCAATCCATGTGATCGAACCGTTTGATGTTCCACGAACATGGCAACGGGCGAGAGGATTTGATTATGGAAGTAACGATCCCACCGCCTCAGTCCGTATCGCTGTGGATACCCATGATACTTGGTTTGTCGAACGGTGTTATAAGAATCGTGCGGCCTTTATCAAAGATCATGCAACCGCGATTCTTTCTCAGGATTATGGATATGATTTTATTCCGATCTATGGAGACCCGTCTGGGGATCAGTGGGAGAAAGAGTTTTCAACGCATGGATTGCATATTACCTCGGCAAATAAAGTCGTGGGGCAAGGATTTCGTGGATGGGTGGAGTATGGTGTCGAAAAGATCAATCAGCGATTAAAACCTGTCCCAGGACATACGGTGTTTCTTCCTGATGGACGCGTGATTGAAAACGCCCCGACATTGTTAGTCCTCAATACACCAGAAAATGCCCTCTTTATTGAAGAGATTGAACATTTGCGGTGGAAAGAAACATCAACGGGTTCGACGCTTCCTCTCCTTGATGAAGGTGTTGACCCTCATGGGCATAGCGATCTTATGGCGTGTTTACGGTATTTTACGGTCAGTTACCAAACATTGGAAGATGACTCATCATTACCTGATGATACAATTTATTTTTAGGAGCGTATGATTGAAGTCCACACCGTCATTGAGCGCTGGTATGTCCAAGCGATGTATAACAACTTGAATAGTCCAGCATATGTGGATATGGTGGGTGATATGGCGCATTTGCAGACCGGCGTGTTTACGTGTACATTTAAAATTAACGACGGAACAATTTGTGATTATGTGGTTGTGGAGCAAGACGTGTATGCTGACCCTACAACACCAAAAGCTCATCAAGTTTCTCGATGATGCTATTCGCGATCAAAAGTTTGGAACGCTCTCTCTAACGGTTCTGGTCAAGCAGGGCATTCCGTTGACGGAATCGGCTCGGCTTGTGAAAATGAAGCGGAGAAAATATAAAGTTCCTGGCACATCGCTTGACAGACTGCCACGGGAGTCGTAAACTCTGTGTGATCGGAAACGAGCGTTCGTACTCGAACCCGCACCTCTATGGTGGCGGGTTTTTTTATGAGGATTTTTATGACAGATCAAGCAAAAACACTTCTTTCCCGCTATGATGCTGCGGACACGTATCTTGAATCGAAACGTACAAAATGGACGGATTACGAGAAACTCTTTACCAATGAACTCCAGGATAGTGTGTCTGTTCTTACCAAAAGCGATATTTTTGACCCCGTGTTATCAACGATGCAGATTGAGCGTTCCTGTCGTGTGATGGCACAATTGATGGTGGGGAAATATAAGAACATGAGTAAAGATGATGAGGCATCTACAAAACTCATGAACCTCACGGTTGATCGGTATGTGATCCCGAACGCAATCTCTCAATTTGATTTTCTTACAAAATGCAGAATGATAGACCTCTACTCCAATATCTATGGGAATATGTTTGCGTTTGTTGACTGGGTGGTCAAAGACAAAGGATATGTTGGTCCGGATATGTGGCTCATCAACATTCGCGATGTGTTCCCTCAAGTTGGCGCTGTTTCTCTGGAAGATTCTGATTATGTCATTATCCGCTCATGGAAGTCGTTGGAGTGGTTCCGTTCCATTCAAGATGTTGAGGGATACAAAGACGTGGAAAAAGTGATTGCAACATTCTCTGATCGTGCGGGAGAAAAAGAAACACGGAGTTTTAAGGATAAAGGAGCACGAGAGTACCATGAGTATCAAGATGCTATCTCCGCAAAGAAGTCAGGGTTTTTCAAAGTCCTTTCCATGTACGAGCGCGATCGGTGGGTAGACTATGTTCCAGGGGCTGATGTGGTCATACGCGATATGGACAATCCCAACGATGATGGAGAACTTCCAGTGGTATGTAAGTATTCCCTCCCGCTTCTCGATGATTTTATGGGGATGGGAGATAGTGAGCGTGGAAAGAGTCAGCAAATGGCACTGAATGGATTGTGGAATCTCTACGCTGGTGCAATTAAAATGTCTATTTTCCCACCCGTCATGCTTGATAAGAATGGGATCGCGGCGATGAGTTCCATTAAATGGGGACCGGCAGAAAAATGGCTTGGAAAGAATGCAAATTTTGCCAATGTCCTTAATCTTACTCCACAAGGCGTGAATACCTTTAACAATACGCATCAAGCGATTTTAGGATCATTGCAAACCCAGTTTGGAACATCATTTACGAATATGTCTTCTAGTGATAACACGCAGATGGGGAAAACTCCTCAGGCGCTTAAAATGCAGATTGCCCGTGAGGGGGCGAGAGATTCCGCAGATCGTTTCTATATGGAGTCGTTTTTGTCTAAAGTCATGAAGCGATTTGCTCATCTTATTACGAAAAAACAACCAAAAGCGCTCCAAATTCGTTTGTTTAAGGAAGAGATTGATGAATTGATGGCAGAATACCCAGAGTTTCAACAGCAATACGATGAAAAAACAGGGAAGATTAAAATTTCAAAGAGTCAGTTTACGAACTGTTTGTTTGATTATGAAATTGTGTCGGGATCAACATTTGTTGCAGACAAACAAGAGCAACAAGCGAATCTTTCTGCAATGCTTGCACTTCTTACCCAGGGGATAGCGCTTAATCAGCAAGGACAGGCAACGTCTCCATTGATTGAACGGATGAAACAAGAGGGGCGTGAAGTGAATGTGTCCGAACTTGTAACGAGTATTCTCTCGAATTCTGGCGTACAGGGATGGGATAAGATTCTTCCCGATGCAACCCATGGAGATAAACGGGGGTATCAACTGGAGCAAACATTACAACAGCACGCGCAACAGTTTCAGCAGGTGATGCAACAAATGACACAACAACAGGGGATGAACCAAATACCAGCGCAACCGGATCAGATTCAGCAGATGGGGCAAGCACCACAACAGACAGGAGGGCCACTTGGGTAAACCTGTTCCAACCGCTATTCACACAGATTATTTTAAAGATTTTCGAGCATCTTTTGTGGCAAAGGAACCCACGACCACGGATGAAGCGATCAAAGAGGAACAGTGGATTGGTGATCTTTCCAAGACACAGGGGTGGCCATATTTGAAGAACTATATTGTTGGATTGACAAGTTTCGTTGATTCCTTGGTGCGGAGTGCGATGGAAGCGGGAGCAACTCGAGAAGAGATTGGAGAACGGGCGATCACTGCGGAGATTGTAAAGAAGTATCTCATACAAGTCATAGAAAAGGTTGAGAATGCCAAAGATGCCAGTGAACACCAGTCCGTTTGAGTCTGATGAGGAGGAGTCAGTCCAACCGGAAACACAGACCTTTAACACAGAAGATATGCGGACGTTTTCTCCAGGACGACACACTTGGAGGCAACAAGGACCGTATTTAGTTTGTCGAGCGTGTGAGTTGCATCATGCGATATATATCGGCATGGATAAAATCATGATCGGAGAAGATGCAGAAGGACGACCAGAAGTGCGAGATAAGGTAAGCATTTAACGTAGCTCGTTGAATGTTTACGGATTCTCACATCACCGCGAGGGTGTGTACAAACAGAAGGAGGCCACATGGCCGACCAAGATGAGGCGTTAAACGCAGAGGCTGAGAAAGAAACAGCCCTCCCCGCATCGCCAGCGGACAAACAAACAACTGAGGTTCCTGAGGACGTATCCCCAGAAACACCAGAAGTTCCTAAGAAAGGAGCACAGTCTCGGATTCGGGAATTGAACTCAAAAGTTCATTCGCTCTCAGATCGTATTGCGGAACTTACAAGTCCAGCAGGACAACAGGCATCATTTGTGCCACTTACACCGCAAGACCAACGACCCCTTGTTGGAGCTGATGAGTCTATTGATGGTCAAGAACTTGAACGCCGTTTACAAGAACGCGAACACCGCGTTCTTCAACAAGCGAATCAACTTATTGACTTTAAGACACGTCAGTCTGCAACATTGGAGCGGATTAACAGAGAAACCGTTGAGGTTGTCTCAAAGTTTAAAGAACTTGATCCAGATAGTGACTCGTTTGATAAAGAACTTTCCGATGCCGTGTACGAAGCAGTTGAGGCGAAAGTAAAATCCGACCCGACTGCATCCGTGAAAGACTTTGTTGCAAAACAAATGAAAATCTTTAAGCGCGAAGCATCGCGTGAGGAATCACAGACACAAGCGGTTGTTGCCAAGCAATCTGCTCAGTCTGCAATCCGACCCTCACAGAATAAAACGTCTGAAAAGGCGTTTGCGGAGAAATCATTAGAAGAAATGCGCGCACATCTTGGCTACGCGGAATGAAGTCATGGGTGAGGGGGTGAATATATTATATGGCACAAATAAACATTACAACCGTGCTTACGCAAGAAATGATGACCTATTACGAAAAGGTCTTTCTTGATCGAGCGAAGGTTCAGATTGTCAACGATGAAGGGTCGGTAAAGCGAACACATCCGAAGAATTCGGGAAAGGTGATTAACTTTACACGTCTTGCTCCATTGACAATTTCAACCACTCCTCTTGTTGAAGGATCAAATCCTTCTGCAAGTGCAGTCACAGCTTCAACGGTAGCCGTGACGCTTTCTGATTACGGGGCAACCACGATTAACTCCAAATTGATCTCGCTGACAAGCATTGATCAAAATATGGAAGAAATAGTTGGTGCATTTGGTCAAAACATGGGAGAAACAGTCAACGCAGTGGCAGGAAACACCCTCGCGTGTGCAACAGCATTCTTCGGGAATGGACATAACGTCTCTACCGTTGTTGCTGGGGACACCCTTGGTGCGTCTGCCGTTCGTTGGATGGTTCAAACATTGGAAACCAATAGAGCACAGGTCTATCCTGATGGCTTCTATATTGGAAAAGTAACACCGCAAAATAAAGTTGGTTTGCTTGGAGATACGACATGGGTCAACGCTCATACGTACTCAGATACCAAACAACTCTATAAGGGTGAAATGGGAGAACTGTATCAGATTCGTTTCTTGCTCAACGGGCAAGTCGTTTCTGGTGTAGGAAGTGCGTCTGACGCAGCGTGTACGATTGTTCAGTACTACACATATGTTCATGGTCAAAACGCTTTTGGATGTCTCAACTTAGAAGGAGATCTTCCGAAGTTGTACATCGTGAATGGTGCAGACTCTGGAAACGTCGCAGGTCGTTTGACGTTCATCTCGTGGGCAGGAACCTATGCAAGTATTCTTTTGAATACAAGCTGGGCTCTTACTGGTAAATTCCCAATGTAAATTGGGTATATACTCCTCCCCCCTCTGCCGTATGGCATGGGGGAGGAAGAGAAAGTATGTATGACCTATTGGATGAAACTTACGATTCCTACATATCACGACTTCTCTGAGTTTTTTCATCGCAGTGTCCATTGGTGCGACGTGTTGTCCTATGATATTGAAGATCGAGTGTTCGCGCGTCTTGGGAAAACAGGGTGGCATATTGGGTTTGTTCTTTTTCATCGGTGTGGATCGCGGAAAACAGGCCATTGGCCTGTTTCGGGGAATCTTCATCGGTTTTTATGGACTCAACGACACACAGGAACTAGTACACGCTATCAGTGTATGATTTGCCATGAGGTTTTTCGAACACAGTCTAACTTTTCATCCAAGACATTTAAGAATTACGCACGATTGGGACGAGAGGCAGATATGAAGGAACTTGATCGGATGTATGTACGAGCATCGAATAATGAGGAACGAATCGCCATAAAACGTTCACGGTATCAAATTACCCATGAATCCAAAGAATCACGAGATATGCGTGAAAATCTTATTGAAGCAACGAGAAATCAAGACCATGCAGAAATTAAAGGAATACATACCGAGATTGATGGAAAAAGGAAGTATACTAATTCCATCTAACACAAAATAATACTTCAAGTACAAACAGATGGAGATAGAGTATACTATACCCATGTCCAAAATCTTTATCACGGGAGGAAACGGGTTTCTCGGAACACATCTTCGTGAAAGACTGCATGGTAATCTGTACCTTTTTTCTCGAGATGAAAGCATGGATGGACTGATTGAGTTTCAACCAGACTATATTTTTCATTGTGCGGGGGAGATTTATGAAGAAAAGACCATGGTGGAGTCAAACATTCTTCTTACCCACCGGCTTTTAGAAGCATCTCGCTCGATTCCACATCTCAAGGCCTTTATTGCGATTGGGTCTTCCTCAGAATATGGACGCAAAGATCACCCGATGACTGAGACAGATTTTCTCGATCCGATGACGATGTACGAAGCAACAAAGGGAGCGGCATCTCTTTTATGTCAGGTATACGCACGGTCATACGGTGTTCCGGTGATGGTTGCGCGTCCATTTAGTCTGTATGGAGTGCATGAACTTGATCATCGTTTTATTCCCACGATTATCCGCAGTATCCGGAAACACAAAAAACTTCTTGTTGCTCCTGGTGTCCATGATTTTATCCACGTAGATGATTTTATTGACGGACTTCTTTTATTGTCTGTTCAACCACATCCAGGGGAAATCTATAATTTTGGTACGGAAAAACAAACATCAAATGAAGCACTTGTAGAAATCATTGAGAAACTTTTGAATAAAACAACAGAAAAATCAGTGATTCCACCGCTTCATCGGTACGATAGCGATCATTGGGTTGCTGATACGACAAAGGTTCGCTCGCTCGGGTGGACTCCACGATACACCCTTGAAGAAGGATTAACACAAGTGCTACTGCATACACCGCTGGAGACATTCGTATGAGTCAGTTAGAACATCGGGTATTGGAGTTGTCGTATAGACATGGACTCTCGCATATTGGCTCGTGTCTCATTGCTGTTGGTCCCATCGAAGCGATCTATAAGGTTAAACAGCCAAATGAACCTTTTATTCTTTCATCAGGACACATGGGACTTGCTCAATACTGCGTGTTAGAGGCATGGGGATTTGGAGATGCAGAGGATTTGGTAACAAAGTATGGCACGCATCCCGACAGGGACATGGAACGGGGAATTTGGGCATCTACGGGGTCACTAGGGCATGGAATTGGTATTGCGGTGGGCATGGCTCTGGCGGATAGAACGCGGAATGTCTATGTCGTATTGTCAGATGGAGAATGTGCGGAAGGAGGTGTGTGGGAGTCGCTCCGGGTTGCCGGTGATTGCCGACTTGAGAATCTTCGTGTCGCAGTGATTTGCAATGGATTTGGTGCATATGGAGCAATTGATATTGAAGTTCTTGAAAAACGATTACAGTGGTTTTACCCCACTTTGATTGTGAAAGCCAATATGTTTAATTACCCTGACTGGCTTCAAGGGAATGGCGCACATTATGTGAAAATTGATACCAAAGAAAAAGCGCGGGAGGTTGGATTATGATGCTCACACTCGATACTCGTATCACAGAAGATTTATTTTTGAAAGGGTGGAAGAACGAAATTATTTACGAAGTACAAAGAAAACGAAAAGCTCTCAATCTCGGTTTTGATGATCCCATTGTCATTACCTATGCAGAGGGTAGCCGACTGTATTCAGACTATAAAAAGTACAAAAAGCTCGGACATATTACCCAGTCTACTTATGACCTTATCTTTCCTCAAGAGCCAACAATGGGAGATGTAATGAAAGAACATATATATGAGATTGCAGAGAAGACGAAAGCACGAAACATTAAGCGTGGTACTCGTTTCTCGGTAAGGAAAGCATGAAACCTGTAGACCCAAAAGACTTTCATCAATCCCAGCGAGGTTTCTTTGCTGGAGTCCTGTACAATGCGATGATTGATAATCCTAAGATTGTTGTTCTTACAGGAGATTTGGGGTGGGGACAATTTGACAAGATTCGTAATGATTTTTCTGATCGGTTCATCAATACGGGAGCTGCGGAACAGTGTTTGCTTGATATTGCAGTGGGACTCGCACTTGCTGGAAAGATTCCAGTTGTCTATACCATTACTTCGTTTTATCTGCGGGCCGCGGAAACCATTAGCCTCTACATCAACCATGAGAAGCTCAATGTCAAACTTGTTGGTGGTGGTCGGGATGATGATTATAAACATGATGGACCAAGCCATATGGGATATGCCGCGCAAGACTTTCTCAAAAGTATGCCCAATATCACGCAATACTATCCACAGACCACTGACGAGGTTGTTTCCATGCTTCATACCTTACTCTCGGAGTCAAGCCCATCATTTATTAGCATGAAACGCTGAAAGGATTGTATGCCATTAGCCGCTTTGTTTTATCCCAAAGGAACACCAGAGAAGCCTATTAAGTTTGATGAATTGTTTATTCCGTATATTTATAACGAAATTTACTTTGATGGGATTTATATGGACATTATGACTGTCCTTGAAAACACGAAAACACATCCTGTGATTGTAGATATTGGTGCAAATATCGGGGTGACGGTTCAGCATTTTCGTAATTATGGAAAAGTCTACGCGGTTGAACCATCTCAAGAACATTTTGAAGCATTGAAGAAAAACAAAGAGTTTAATGGATGGGATAATGTAGAAATTTTTAATTATGCAATTGCGGATAAAGATGGAAAAATGACGTTTACGCACAATCCGTCAAATCTGACGTGTAACTCGCTTGTCGTAGACTATAAAGATGGGATCAAAGAAACAGTCAAAACAAAGAGTCTCATGAGTTTCTTCAAAGAAGCGGGCATTACTCATGTTGATTTTATGAAACTGGATGTGGAGGGAGGAGAAGATTTGATTTTACCATCAAAAGATTTTGAAGAAGCCTCGAAAATGATTGATTGTCTTGAAATTGAGTTTCATTTTCCAACCTTTACCCAACACGTGAATCATTTAATCAAGATGGGATACAAGGCGAGACGCTACACGTGTAGTGCGTGTGTGATCGCATTTACAAAATGAACCACACCTCAGTGATGATCGGCGGAAGAACGATTGAAGTATTCAATGAAAATCCTCGGTTTATTAACGAGGTGATTGTGGGAAATGAATACCATGATCTTTTTGATGATCTTGTGGTTGTTGATCTTGGAGCAAATATCGGAACTTTTAGTTTGTGGATATACGATCATGCGAGAGTGATTTATGCGATTGAACCATCTGCACAAAATATTGCATGTTTGAATGCAACGATTGAAGCAAATGGATTGACAAAAATAAAACCTCGACAGTATGGTATATCGGGGAGTGGTGGAAATCGTGCTTTTTTTGCTGAGTCCGATGGGTCTCAAGGGAATTGGCACATGGATTTACATCCCGTATCGTCACCTTTTCACACAATGATCCCCACAAAGAGTATCAAAGAATTTGTTGATGAAGAGGGGCTTGATTATATTGATGTTCTCAAGATTGATGTAGAAGGCGCAGAACAAGAAATTTTCGAAAGCGTATCATTTGCGTCTATTGCACCGATGATTCATATAATCATTGGGGAATATCACAATTACGATCCTATTCCTATCCTTCAAACGCTTGGATTTCGTGTGTATGTGGATCATCATCATTCAAAGTTTACAGCCAGGAGAATATGAAAAAGCCCGTTTGTTTTTATAGTTTTGTTTCTGATAACTATTACGATCCCTGTGGTGCTCCTCAAATGATTAATTCATTCAAACGGTTTCACCCAGATATTCCTCTTGTTATTTTTCGACAAGATATGGTAAGTCAAATCATCGGAGATGGTATATCAACTGGTATTAATTGGCTTAATGCTAAACCTGCTTTTGCCAAACTTTTAACCGATCACTATGAACTTGTGGTGAATGTTGATATAGATACCATTTTTCTTGGACGTTTAGATGCGGTCTTTACGAAGGAGTATGACGTTGGGTCTGTCATGAATCTCAATGACTATGAAAATCGGCACATTGAGGGCATTACTGATGAGATGTACCTTCAAGCAGGACTTGTTGCTTCGCGTATTCCCGAGTTTTGGGACATATGGATGGCGCGAAGTCTTCGGGATAACTGGAAATATATGTGTGCCGAAAATGATACATTGAACCTTGTGGTGTACGAACATCCTGAGTGGAAACTCAAAATCTTTGACAAAGACACAGAGTATTACGGGTGTAAATCATTGGGACGTGAAACAGAGTTTAAGATGAACGGGGATAAGGTGATGTGCCGGGGAGAACAAGTCAAATGTTATCATGCCGCTAAAGGACCTGCGAATATGCCAAAACTCACACCTGAAAAGATGAAGTCGTATGGATTTTCCGATCAAGTCATCGGATTCGCAACCTTCGTAGGAAACTACGGGAAAAGTGTGTGTTATGACATCATATAAGTACAAACCATATAGTATTGCATCACCACCGTATGACATTACGAGTGGGGGCATTCGTGTGATGTACGCATTTCAGTCATGGTTGGAAACGAAAGGTCAGATCGCGCTCATAAATAGTCGGTTTGATGTTCCATTTATTGGAGTATATCCAGAAATATACCATGGGAATGGACTAAAAGCAGACACGGTGGTGCGGTATATTCTCCAAACCCCGGGAGTCATGGCAACGGGCGGTGTTCCTGGTCCAACCAGTTTTGATAAAACAGATAAAATCTATGTATTTTCTCGTTTGTATGACTCATTTGGAGTAGATGATGACCATATTTTGTTTTGTCCAGTGATAAACTTGCATCTTTTTAAGGATTTGAAGAAAAAACGTACAAAAACGTGTTATTTGGTTGGGAAAGGAGTCAATCAGCACAAACATCCATCTGACTCTCTTGAACTGACGCGTGTGTTTGCTTCTGACCAAGCGGCGTTAGCACTCGTATTAAACGAGTGCCAAACTCTGTATTGTTACGATCCTATTTCTGCCATGATGGATATTGCACGTCTGTGTGGGTGTCCTGTGCGCTATTTTGGTGGTCATCCTTTGCGAGAACTAAAGAAGTATGAACCTGGACTTGAGGGGATTGATTTCGGACAAGGCAGCGACTTTGATCCCCTCAACTTCCGGTTTCATTATCAGGAATTGAGAGAGATCTTCTCAAAGAGACTTGATTATTTTATTGAGGATACGCAACATGGCTAGGACGATAAAGATTTTTTGCTTTCCCACACATTGTTCTAAGACAGTCACTCCTGGCGTTGATTATGTTCGTCTTATACTTCCGATGAAGGAACTCGCAAAAGACAAAAGATTTAAGGTTCATTTTTATACCAATACATTGAAGAAACCATTAACATGGAGAGATTGGGATCGCTACGCCCAGGAGTATGACATCCTTTACATTAACTATTTGACGCTTCCGTGGGATTTTTCACTTGTGGGAATGTTGTTTCGCAAATACAAGAAAAAAATTGTCCTTGATATTGATGATCTGATCTGGGAGATTCAAGGAGATAATTCATCATACTCGACGTATGCTCTAGGGTCAGAGGGCCGAGCAGTTGTTACAGATATTTGTCGGGAAGTAGATTTTATTACGTGTACAAATTCGTATCTCAAAAATGGGATTGCCCATTACACACAAAAACGTCATGAAAAGATTGTTGTTCTTCCTAATTATATTGATCTCAAACTCTATACTTGGAGAGCAAAACTTCGAATAGCTCCAACGGTACGGATTGGGTATTTTGGATCAAGTTCGCACTTTAATGACTTGGGAGAACGGAACTTTATTGCGGGGATTGAGAAACTGATGCTTGAATACCCCAATGTTGAGTTGTATACAATTGGGGCGATGATTCAGCAGTTCAAAAAGAAGTTCGGAATGCGCTATACCACAGCGTTTGGACACCAAAATCTCTATACGTGGGTCACTATGATGCCGGAAAAGTTGGGAAAGGTTGACATCTTTGCGGTTCCATTGGTTGATTCACCATACAGTAAAGCAAAGTCGGGGATTAAGTTCTTAGAGATGAGTTCAACGATGAAACCCGGAGTCTATCAGGATATTCGACAATACCAGGAGCTTGTCAATCATGGGAAAAACGGCTTTTTAGCGTCAACGGCTGAGGAATGGTATACCTGTCTGAAAACGCTTGTAGATTCTGTTGATCTTCGAGAAAAGATGGGGTGGGCGGCTTTTCAGACGGTGTTCGATCTTTGGCAAATGGAAGATAACGTGAAACGGTATGTAGCGTTTTTTCAATTGGTATTTGACAGTCCCGTCAAAGAGGAGTACTCTGTTTTTGTCACCAACGTATAAGATTACGTCTTGAGACACGATAGATGGCTTTTGAGCCAAATATGCGTGTCTTTTTTGTATTAAAGGAGGCGTGTATGGGATCACTCCCAAAAGGTTTAGCACAATATCTTGCAAAAAAACGAGGAACCATGAACCCCTCGTTATCGAGTTCTGACCCAAAGTTTTATGAACCCAAAATGAAGTCAGAGAAAAAAGAATCGGGGAAAGAAACGATGAGTCCGAAAGCAATGATGATAAAGGGGAAGGCGATGATTGCAAAAGGGGAAAAGATGATGAAACAAGCAGAAATGATGATGAAGTAAATTATCGTGTATGGAGTTTATGAACAATGGGGAGAAGAAAACAAAATAAAAAGAGACTCGCGATAGAAACAGGAAGGAGTCCAGGTTCTTTTTCAGGGTGAAGAATATAGTACACCCAAAAGAATGGATATAAAACAAAAGGGAATAGGACAAGGAAGATGAGAAGTTTTTTGAAGAAAAGCATAGACACAGTATATCATAAGGAGGGATAATATGGCATATACAGGATGGTTAGATCCAAATTTGTGGAGACAGGCAGCGGGAAATACGCTGGACGTTGTGTCTACTCCATTTAAAAAAATAGGAGCACCAGATTTTGGAATTTCCGAGTGGATCGCGGGCGGTCCCACAACCAATACTCAGTACAATAGTTCTGGAGGATTAAAAAATCCGTATATTCAATCAAATGCGTATGATGGGGCGTTAAGTACGAGTCCATATGAAGGTGCTCAGAGTACTCAGGGATACCCAAATCCAACTCCAACGACAACAACAACGCAAACACAGCAGCAACCTGCGCCAACAAGTTTAAGTACAATGGTCAATTCTGGAGACTATGGAGACCAAAATCCTGCTCAAAAATCATGGCAGACCATTCTTGCTGAAACGGGGGGAACGGGACGGTATGGTGGAGGTGGTCCATCTCCTGCGGAGCAACAACTGAATGCAGGATACGATGAATACTTCCGAAATCTTGATGCACAAATGGGGGGACTGGATACGCAACGTGGTTCACAAGAGCAGATTGCGAATAATACGTTTAATCAAGGACTGAACACGGTCAATAGCCAGTATGGACAAGGGCAACAGGATTTATCAGGTTCTCGGGAAAAATCTCTTCGTGATCTTGCAAATAATTTAACTCAGTCATGGCAACAGGGGAATGCGTATTTAGGAACACGGGGAGCATCAGATTCCAGTGCGGCACAACAGTATTCATATGCGTTAACAAAGATGGGGAATCAAAACCGTGGGGATATTCAGCAACAGTATGACCAGAATATGTTTAAGTTGAAGAATACCTATGATACGGAAACAAAGAATCTTGAACTTTCAAAAAATAGTCAGTTACAACAGATTTCCCAATGGTTTGCAGAAGCACAAAATGCCCTCCGAACACAAAAGGGCCAAGCAGCATTACAAAAGTCGCAACAAGCATTGAGTTATGCGATGCAAATGGCACAACAGGTGCAACAACAAGCGGTGGCGCAGAAATCTGCACTCGATACTTGGGCGATGAATCATTCGGAGAACTTTACTCAGTTGAAAGCGAATCTTGCCCAAACAGGACAATTTCAGGCCACGATGCCACAACTTAGCGCAACGGGTGGGGGAAGTATTCCATTTAGTGGACCTGCGATAGGAATGGGGACTGCACAAGATACCAGAAAAAGAGATATGTTTGGTCGGATTATAGGATAGGAGGTTACTATAGCTTCCCTTCTCGATCTTGCGAAAAATCTTTTTACTAAAAGTTCACACACGGTCCAAAACAACCCGATTATTCGATATATTTCTGGGACGAATGATAATACCTATGGTTATACTCCCAATATCGCTTTACGCGCGGGAGCGGGACTGCAACGATTTGAGCAACATACACTTCAAAATCTTCCCAACTTCCAAGATACGGGGGTTGGAAAGGCACTGTTTCAACCATTTCAGTCATGGACAAATGCGATTGGGAATCGAGCATATACGACTCCGGTGGTTGGCGGAGCACTCCAAACTGTTGCACAGATGCCTTTGGGGATTGTTCGGGGTATTGCAAATGCTCCTATTGCGGTTGTGCGCGGGTCAACACGACTTGGAGATCAAGTTGGGACAAGAATTCGTGGAGATCAAGTTAATGCGGGTCGAGCGTTAGGGGCTATTGGAGATATTGGAACAGGACTTCTCGATGCGTCTCTGCTTGGTCTCCCGAGTCTTGGGAAAAAATTTATCACACAAGCAGGGAAACAATCACTTAAAAACGCACTGATAACAGGAGCAAAAGGTGGAGCGGCGTTTGGTGGATCGTATGGCGTTCTTTCTGGTTT